TGGTGATCTTTATTTAGGAAGTTCAAATACCAAGATAGCATCTACAATAGCTACTGGATATATAACATTATCAGGATCTAGCACAAATTACATTGGAATAGGTCCATATAATAATAATGGTTGGGGGTATTTTGAAAACTTTAATAATTCTAATGGTACATATTACTATGTATCTGCAGGAAGACATGCTTTTGATGGAGGTCCTGTAACACCATATTCAGATGGAGCTAGAGATTTAGGAACTAGTAGTTATAGATGGGGTAATATTTATACAACAGGAGCTTTAATTAATAATAGTGATGGAGCTGTTATGATGGAATCTAATGCTTCTGAAAACAATAACTGGATCTTTAAAGAAAGTTCTAAAGCTTGGGGTATTTTTTATTTTAATAGAGGTTCACAGTCTGGACAAAATATTGGTGGTAGTTATTCATCAGTGGGTGCAGAAACCATATTCATGGGTCAAAATGTTGGTATAGCGATGCCATCTGGATGGAGTGGTTATTATAATGGTTCTAAGATTGCCGCATATGTAGATCATAATACAGGAGTTATGTTTAGTGCTGGCTCTATGCGTTCTCCAATTTTTTATGATTCAGATAACCCTGCATACTACTTAGATCCTAATAGTAACTCAAGATTAGCATATGCTCAATATGATAATATTGGTGTAGGTCAAGCATATAATAGTGGATATAGAATAATTACTTCTGGAGATATATATCTTAATGCACAAGGTAATGGTTGGGCAGAGGGTGTATGGAAACAACGTAGAAGTGGAGGAACTTTCTATGATGTAATAGATGCTGGTAACTATGCAGGATATAATTCATATAGTAATCTTTATACTAATACTCTATCAGTAGGTTCAGATTGCTATGCAGAAAAAGTATTTGACTTAGGCTATTTCTCACACGGAGTAGCTAACATAGTAGCTTACATTGATTTTGGTAATATTCAAAACTCAGGATATTTAGAAGTTGAAGTAACCTCTACCTATTCAAACCAAAATGCAACAGGTCTTTTAAGAAAAATACTTCCATTTGGAACAAATCCTAATGGAGGACAATGGTACTCAGGAGATAGTAAAGTACAAGAGGCTAACGGTTCTATTCCTGATAATATATTTATTGGAGATTTAGAATGGAGTGGAAGTAATTTTAGATTACCTATATATCATGTTGTATCTTCTGGCAATGGTTTTAGAGCTAGAGTTAAATACTTTACTCAGGCAGGTAATGCAGCTGGCATTTTAAATGGGGCTTCAGTATCTACATCAACAAGAACTGCTCCAGCAAACTGGACTAATAATCCAGCGTATAATAGAGCTATTGATACCCGTGATATTAGAATGTTTAATAATAACACTATAGGCTGGAGATATTCTTCAGGAGATAGTGGTATGTATAACTACATTTATAACTCTTATGATGATACTACAACTGGTATTACCTATCGTTCTGGTAATTGGACAAGCTCTCAAGGTATAGTATGTCACAGATTTCAAACCTACACAAGTGGATGGCAAAATAGATTAACTATTTACCAAGATGGAGGTGTTGTTATTCCTGGAAGAATTGATGCTGGTAACATTTATGCTCCAACGTACTATAGTTCCGTTTCTACATCAAAATACCTTACAAACAACGGTTCTAGTTATGGATCTTGGTATATAGGAGGTAATCAAGGAGGTTATTCCGGTTTTAGATTTGATGGAGATATGCAGCTAATGATGCATACTAATGGTGCAGCAGGACCTTGTGGATTTTGGTTAAACAACTGGTCTATTCTTACTTATGTTAATGCTGCTCAATATTTATATAACAATGGTTCTGAGAAATTTAGAACAGCTAGTGATGGTATTGTTGTAACAGGTACTGTATATGCTACAGGAGATGTTATTGCTTACTATTCTGATATACGTTTAAAGAAAGATGTTACTGTTATTGATAGTGCATTAGATAAAATTCAAAGACTTAGAGGTGTAACTTATACCTGGAATGACGAAGAAGTAAATAAAGTTAAAGATAGAGCCGGAACTAGAGATATTGGTCTTATAGCTCAGGAGGTAGAAGCTGTTGAACCTTTATTAATTACTGAATATCAGACACAGCTAAATACTCCTAGTAATGATCCTGATGAGGCTAATAACTTTGTTGCAGAAATGTCAGAAACATATAAAACTATTAAGTATGAAAAACTTGTAGCTTTGTTAGTTGAGGGTATGAAAGAACAACAGACTCAGATAGAAGAGTTAAAGAACGAGATTAAAGAACTAAAAAATAAATAACAATGGCTTTACCAGGAGTAGGAAATAGTATAAGTATCTCACAGATAAGAACAGAACTTGGCAGTAGTTCAGGTAGTCTTAGAACACTATCATCATTAGCTGGCTTCTCTACGCCAGATGCTATGAGTGAGTTTTATGGATATAGTGCTTCAGATCCTGACTTTCTTTTGTTTTTAAAATCAAGTGAATCAGGTTCCTACCCAGGAAGTGGTACAACTTGGTATGACATCAGCGGTAAAGGAAACAATGGAACACTTACTAATAAGTATGCATCTAATCCAATATGGACAGGTTCTGGATTTGAGTTTCAGGGTTCAAACCCATATGGTACTTATCAGTATGGTAGATATGTAAGTTTTCCTAACTATCAGTTTAGCAGAATCAGTAGCCAAAACAGAGTAACACTCAATGTGTGGTTTTATGCTACAGAGTCTTCTTATCCTATGATTTTAGCTGGTACTAACTTTAACGGGTCAACAACCTATCAGGGATATCAGCTATGGATAAATGGCACAACACTGTACGGTAGAATTTCAGGCGGTGGTACTACTTATGTAGATGTGGCTCATCAGTTTTCTTTAAATACTTATGTACATGCCACATTAACATATGATGGTACAACAGCAAGATTATACATAAATGGATCATTAGCAGCTTCTTCTGCTATATCTGTAACCATGAACTATGCAGCCCCTGGATTATTTCTTATCGGTGCTCAGTATAATGCAACTGGTGCAACTAATATAGCTGAATTCTATACAGGATATATAGTCATAGTAAGGCTGTATTCTAGGGCAATTTCAGGTGCAGAGGCATCCGCTATATATAGTGAAGACGTAGCAAACTAATATAACTTTAATAAAAAATAAACTATCATGATTGCAATTAACTTAAACTTAGCTAAAAATATTTTAAAGGTAGTGGTACTAGCTGCTTTAACATATTTAGTATTTAGTAGTGTAAATAATAATGCTATACGTTATGTAGCACCTATTACGGAAGACACAACCACTATACCTCCTAAATACTTTTAAACTTTCTGTCATTTAGGCATTAACATCTGTGAATAACTTTTTTGGTATGTTACTTGCATATCTTTGTATATTCGTAACAGATTAATCTAAATTTTAAAAACACATGGAAAAAATTTCTCTTAAGTTGTTTGAGTTCTACAATCTAGATGCAGAACTTAACGGTTTAACCAACCAGCAAACTGGTGAAAAAATTGCTTCTGGTCTTATCCAGGAAAAACTATCTTTAGTTACTAAGTACTGGCTAACAGAACTAGGTAAGAAAGTGGCTGCTGAAAAAGCTGCTGTAGAAGAACTAAAGAACGATCTTATCAAGAAGTATGGTAAGGAAGATGACAAGGGTGGTATTTCTATCCCTATGGTTATTGATGAACTAGATGAAGAGGGTCAACCTAAAAAAGATCTAGACAAAGACGGTAACTGGTTTACCAAAAAGGTTATCAACCCTGAGTTCCAGTCTTTTGAGCTTGAGTTTAACAACTTGCTTCAGACTGAAAAAGAACTTGAGTACAAAGCTTTTACGCTTGAAGACTTTGAAAAGGTTGAGACTTCTGAGAACTACGGAACGTTCTTTAAACTTATTAAAGTTGAAGAAACTAAGGTAGTGCCGATGAACTAAGCCCCCTGCTTTCCTCTATATATACTAAACCACTCCATTAATTGGGGTGGTTTTTTTGTTATTTACACCAAAATAATGTATATTATATTGTAGACTACTTAAAACTTAAACACAAACTTATATGGCACTAAAGATTACAGCTCAGATTGGAACCGATAAAGGTATTACTTCTGAAGCATATGTACGTATCGCTGATTATCAGATCTCTAAGTATGGATCTGCTAACTTCAGAATTGAACTTTTTCAATCTCAAGCTGATGCAGCTCCTGCAGGAGGAACATATCCTGGTATGGGTAGCGGTGTAGCTCGTAACCAACAAATTGGTGAAAGCTTATATGTAGCTTTAACTAAACAAGTAGAGGAAACTCGCACAGTACAACGTATGGTTCCTGTACAAGTAGAGTTTGAAGAAACAGTGGCTGGCGTTTCAGATGCTGAAGGTAATCCTACAACTACTACTGTTACAAGAACTCGTACAGAAATGCAAGAGCAAGATGTAGAGGAAACAATCACTAAGACTGTTCCTGACTTAACTTCTGCAGAAGGCGTAGATGTATTTGAGTTTGGCTATAGTCATTTAAAAATGAAACTAGAAGGTCTGTTTGGTGCAGCCAACGTGGTTGATTGTTAATAACTCATTGATATATAATATATTATGTTACCTACGAAATCTAATACTGCTGATCAGGGTTGTTCCCCAGTATCTTCTAACTGTGTCATATGGCAAGGTCCAGACTTGTCATGTATTAACCTCTGCAATGGTGACACCGTATCTAGTGTAGTCTACAAGGTAGCAACGGACCTTTGTACAATTAAGACGGCTTTAGACTTATCAGCTCTGGATTTAAGTTGTCTTGTATCTTTTTGTTCGTCCGTAAACCCTGCTCCAACTACAAAGACCCTGTCAGCAGTATTGGATTTTATTATTGATAAAGTTTGTTGTTTAAACACAAAAGTTGATAACTTACCAACTGGTGGTGGTTCTACTTATACAGAACCTAATATTGCGTTACCTACTTGTCTTCAGTATAATGACCCTGCTACAGGACAACCTGTTACACAATTAGTTCATAATCAATTTAGCTTAAGACTTGGTAATCAATTTTGTACTTTATCTGCAACAGTAGCTAGTCATACTACTACTTTGGCTACATACAACACTAGAATTACTACTCTTGAAAATAGACCATCATACGTTCCTCCTACTGTAACTCCTAACTGTTTGCTAACTCCAGGAACTCCTGTAGCAATGCACACTTTGTTAGATGAACTTGAAGCTCAATATTGTACTTTAAGAACTACCTTAGGAAGTAACCAAGTTCTTACAGCAGCTATCGCTCAACAGTGTCAAAACCTTGGAGCAGCTGCAGCATTAAGTTCAACTGGTACTGTAAGTTCTCTTACTGGATGGAATGCTACAACAAGTAATGTTGGTCAATCTCTTCAAAACCTTTGGGTTGTATTATGTGATATGCGTCAAGCTATTTATGACGTTAAGCAATGTTGTGGTCAAGTGGATTGCTCTGCTTTCTTACTTGGTTTTACAGCTGCTGCAAACGAAGCTCGTACTCAAGTTACAGTGTTCTTTAATGGTGGTGGTACTGTAATTCCTTCAGGATTTACAAACTGTACTGCTTTAGGATCTAAGATTACTATTAAAGACGCTTCTGGAAATACTTACACAGACAACGTAAACTTAGTAACAGCTGTTTCAGATACAGACGGTATTACTTACACTGTATCAGGAGCATCACTTAATCCATCTCAAGCTTATACAATCACTGTAGAAGGATGTCTTACTAAGAACGGTAATACATGTTCTAAGACAGCTAACTTTACAGTATCTGTACCTTGCCCTGTAATTACATCAGTAACAGCAACATTATCATAAGATGAACGTAACACTTAACTGGACACCTGGTGCTGGATCTACATCACAAACTGTGCAATATAAACTTGCATCAGCTTCTACATGGACTACATTTAGTACTGTGTCAGGTACTGCTACAACAGAAACTGTTACAGGCTTAAGTGATAATCTTATTTATGATTTTAAAATCTTAACTGCTTGTAATGGTGGAACAAGTACACAGAGTCCTACAGTACAGAAGATCAATATGATCTGTCCTACTGTTACTGTAACGGCAGCATCTACTAGTCTATCTTACAGCTTTCCAGAAATTGGTGGCTCAGTAGGTAGTTATGTTGTTAAGTTATTTAACTCTGGTGGTACATCAGAATTAGCTTCTCAAACACCTACTGGTACAACAACTCTTACTGGTACTTTTAGTTCTCTTACTGCAAGTACTACTTATAAGATTAGAGTGGTTCCTACTGCGGGGTCTATTACTAAAACTGATTGTGCATTTGCTACTGGTGTAACATTAGCTCCTCCAACGTGTAATCCACCAACTGGAGTAACTGCTGAGTTAGCACCTGAAACTTAATATAAACTTTTAATAATATAAGACTATGTCATGCGGTTGTAACGATACTCCTCTACCTTTAGGTAACTGTAACGATGGTTGTGCAGATTGCCCTCCTACTAATGCCATTAATTTAACACCGTGTGTTAACGGAGAACCATGTGAAGAAATCATTGGTACAGATTGTGCTAAGTTCATTGGAGCTAATCTTCCAGCTTTAGGCATTTTAGATGGTGATAGGCTTACTACTATATTAACTAAATTACATAAAGTTATAAATAGTGTATTAGTTACACCTATTACATTAGCTAACTATACTGCTACTTCTACAACTACTACACCAATGGTAGTTAGATATCTTGGTCTTGGACCAGTTTATACATCTGCTGTAGGTGCTACAAGTTCTACTACAACTATAACTGTAGGTTCTACTACAGGATTGGTTGCAGGTATGACTCTTGAAGTTACTGCTGGTACTGGTGCATTTGCTGCAAATACTACAGTTGCTAGTATTACTAATACAACAACTTTTGTAGCGTCTCAAGCTCCAACAGTTGCTTTATCAGGAGGTGCTACTGTTATTAAAGCTACAGGAAGTACACATACTATTTATACCACTTCAGTTGTTCAAGGAACTCCTCAAACATTTAGAGCGTTTGTTGGATCACCTGTTAAAGTGAGCGGTACAGGAACAATTGTATAATAAATAATAATATGTCAACACCTCCTTGTAATACATTAAAAACTTTAACTATCCAATACATTACGGCTAGTATAATGCCAAGTGGCGGATATACTGTTCAGTGGAGAATTGTTGGAGATGAAGTTTGGCACACTGAACCAAATAAGAGAGCTAATCCTATTGTTATATCTGGTGTACCGTCTTGTTATCCTTTAGAAGTTAAACTATTGGTTGATTGCGGTAGTGGATTAGAAGTGGTAGAAACATTTGGTGTACAAGGATCTGGATCAGCTACTTGTTATACTTTTGAATTTTTAGATAATGCTGAATATACGTACACTCCATGTGGAACAACAAGTTCTGTTAGTGTATATAATTCTTCAAATTCACAACTTACTCAAACAGTTTGTGCTGTAGATGGTAGTGTTAGTGGGGGCACTTATATACGTACTGATCAATGTAGACCAAACCTAGGATAAGTAAATGGCTAATCAATTAACTATAAATTTTACAGCAGCTAGCCCAGCTCCATCAGGTGGTTATCTTGTTAGATATTGGGATACAGCTACGCCTGGAACAGTGTTAACAACAACTGTTACAAGTAGTCCTGCTGTCATTACTGGTTTAACAGGTTATGACTATACAGGTACAATTGAATCTGTATGTAGTTTTGGTAACTCTACTAGAGTAAACTTTACAGATGCTGTTTGTAATGTAACATTTAATATTTCTTCTACATCTCCTACTAACCAGTTGGGTACAAACGGAACAGCTACTATTAGTAATATTGTAGGTGGTTCTGGTTCATATACTTATAGTTGGAATACATCTCCTGTACAGACAACATTGACAGCTACAGGATTAACTGGTGGTCAAACATATATTGCTACAGTTACAGATACTGTGACAGGTTGTGTTACTACAGAGAACATAGTTATTGGTGAGACAAACTTTACGTTTGATGCTGACTATATGGTAGTTACTTATCAGTTTACTGATGGTGTAGATTTAGATACCCGTACAAGAATTGTATCTATTGATGGGACAAGTTATGCGGATCAAAACGGTCAAGGTAAATACATTGGTTGGAGTCAGTATCAAAGAACTCCACAATCTGCGGGATATATAGACAGTGGTAATGTTTGTGATATGGTTATTAAACCATTGGCTATGTGGGGTAATGATAATACAGGTACAGGTTTTGAAAGCGTTCTTATTGACTTTACACAACTTGGTGCTGGACAAAATGAAGTAGTAATAGACTGTCGTGCTTTTTGGTATAATATACAAGGTGTTAATCCGGTTAACTTAAGCTTTACCTTTTATAAAGGAGGTTGTATGGTCAAACAAGGAAACACTGGTTCTCCAGCATTTAGTTATACTAATCCTACTGCTACTGCAACATTAACAGGAGCTTCTGCAAGTAAAGTGATTACAGCTAAAAATACTAGCGGTATAGCAACTGGATCGTCAGATCTTGAAAGTCCAAATGTTAGTGTTGGTTTAACAAGAGGTCAGCGTTTAGCTGTTATTACATATAACAGATCTACAAACGTAGGTAATATAGATATTAATGATACAACAACACCTGTAGTATAATGAAAGAACTAACAGCTATAGTACAAAATGATTTAGGTGTGGATTATGTAATTCATGCTTCTTATGAACTTAACGGTTCACACTATACAATATTTAAACAATATGATGGGATGAGAAACGTGGTTATGAAAGATCATAATGCACTTAGCCCATTCTTTAACAATCTTATTGAAGCAGATAACTGGATAAATACTAATTCGTAATGGCAACACTAAGTGTAACTTTCCCTGCAGCATCACCAGCTCCTTCATTGGGGTATAGGGTAAAGTATTGGCCTACGTCTAATCCTGTAGATGTAACTACAGCTACTGTAAATACTAATAGTTTTACAGCTACTGGATTAACAGGTACATCATATTCAGGAACTGTGGAAGCAATTTGTGGAGGTGGTACTTTTGGCTCAGCAAGAAGTTTTACAGCAGCTACAGTTACTGTAGTATCAGCAAGTGCAGGTTTTCAACCTTGTATTGGTGGAACTATTGATGATTTCTTAGGAGGTCAAATTACTGTGTCAGCTCCTGTAAGTGTAGATACTACTTTTTCAATTGACGTAGAATACGTACAATCTGGAAGTTCGTGCAGTCCTGGTACAAATCTTAGAACAACTATTTACGGAACTATTCTTGCAGGTTCAACTACAGCTACTATTGACCCTTGTGTTGGTGGTGGACAGTACATACCTGGAGGAGGAACAGTTTGTAGTTCAGTTGGTTCTATTTAAAATATAAAAAAGTCAGTGGTTTTGTTGGTTTCCCTGACATTACAAAACCCCTGGTGTTTCTACATCGGGGGTTTCTTTTTAGTACTGTTTAAAAAATGTGTATAAATTATTGATATACCAAAATATTTAGTATAGCTTTATACACCATATACCAAAATACAATATATGAACCTTATCAATCAGGTGTATGGCTCCCTTAAGTGGAAGAAAACAGATGACTTCTGTGCCTCAAAGTTAGGTATTTCTTTACAAAAGTACCAAGAAATCAAAAGACAAATTTCCCACACTAAAGACTTGTTACAAAATGAACTTGACAGTAGTCTTATAGATATTGTTGGAAAAAGGATGTTAGAACTGATAGACGATGAGACCATCAAGAATCAGTACATCTCTGATTTAGAAGATCAATTAGTAGATGCCATTAACCAGAATAAGGAAAAGGTTGTAGAGTTTAAGGAAAACTTGGATGATGGTACAGCTGAAATCAAGGGTATAGCTTTTGCTGAGCCTAAGAGTCCAGAAGAGATAATTAGAATATTAAAGATAGATACAGATAAGTGGAAGCTTAGTTCCTATTGGAATAAACAACATAAAGACTATTGGTTAGTATCAGCCATGGTTACACAGAAGACCTTGGAAATCAAGGACTTATTACAAGAAACTTTAGAGAATTTTAAACCGTCATATAAACCCATTGCAGAGGTTTTTATTAATGACAAATTTGATAATCCAACTGTGGGGATCTTGTCTATACAGGATCTCCACTTTGGTAAAGAAGGGAACCTATCTGTAGTAGATGATTTTAAAGATAGTATTAAGAGTCTTGTATTAAGATCTTATCACTCTCATAGTGTAGAAAAGATCATATATGTAATAGGAGGGGACCTTTTAAACATGGATACCTTTGGTGGACTAACTACTAAGGGTACACCTGTAGACTCTGACCTTAGAGCTCAGGATGCTTATAATGAAGCATTTGATGCTATGTTCTGGTCAGTTAACTTTATCAAGCAGTTCTGTAAAGAACTAGAAGTGGTGTACCTGCCTGGTAACCATGATCGTTTATCCTCTTACCATTTAGTACACGCATTGTCTAAATGTTTCTCTCAAGAGGTTTCTATTAGATTCAACGCTAACTATGAAGAAAGAAAGGTTGTGACCTGGGGTCAGAACTTCTTTGCGTTTGAGCATGGGGATGTTACTAAGAAGATGACAGCTCTTGTATATGCTACCGAGTTCCCAAGTCAATGGGGACAGACTACTTTCCGTACATGTTACACTGGACACTTCCATACTAAGAAGGTTACTGAGTTTGTTACAGATAATGAGGTTCACGGCTTTACAATTAAGCATCTTCCTTCTTTATCTAAGTCAGACTATTGGCATTACCACAATAAGTTTACAGGATCTAAGCGTCAAGCAGTTATGGAAATCCATGACCTAACTAAAGGTAAAATATCTGAATTTACTTATAATGCTTAAACTATAAAAGTTTAAGTAGGAAACCTCGTAGATTTTTCGTAAATTATTAATGTAGAACATTGTGTCGACAGTATTTAAAAAACCGGATTTAACAGCTCCTAGGTACAGACCTAAAAAGCTAAACTTAACAAATATAGACTCTTACAACAAGTTTATAGAAGAGCATCCAAGATATGCTGGGATAAGTTTAGAAAAATTTAAGGAGGTTATATCCTTGTTTAACGGTAAGATTTGGCAAACCGTTATAGATGAAAGAGATGGTGTAGAGCTACCTGAACAGCTGGGGTATATTTTTATAGGGTCATGTGGTCGTAAAAAGAGCAACGTAGACTTTAGTAAGAGTAAACAACACGGGGTAGTTATCCAACATCAGAACTGGGATTCAGATCAGTACATGGCTAAAATATTCTACACGAACTTTGAAACCAAGTATAGGTTCAAGCATAATGATATGTGGAGCTTTGTTGGTGTAAGAGATTTTAAAAGAACGGTGGGTAAGACTTATCCTGAACTGTGGAAGAAGTATGTAGTGGTAGATGATCTAGTTAGGGTGAGTAAGATTTTTAGAATTCAGAAATATAAAGATTTTAAAAAACATGAGACCGTCAAACTTCTAGAAGAGTATGACGAGTTTAATTTAGAATAAAATGGCTAAAAGCACGGTAGGAGATATTACTTCAAGAATCAGAAGTCAGGTGAAGGCAGTGAGACAAGACTCAATGCTTACTGACCGTTTGATCTATAGTATAATCCTCAAACACTCAAAATGGTTAATGAAACGTGAAGACTCTAAGAATAGACTTATGAGTTTTTCTGGCGTTATGCAAACCATGGACTTTGTTGAACTTATAGAAGTTGACAAGGTAGAAGCATGCTGCACAGGCTTAAAATCTGATTGTAAGATTAAACGTACTAAAGAAAAAATGCCAATCTTTTTACAAGGATATTATGGTCCACTTATTCGTACTGTGGCTTCTTTAGATGGATCAGAGGAAATGCAACCTACTCATCCTAGTACATATCTTAACCTATCTAAATCTAAAAACTTTAAATATAACAAGACTAAGTACTTCTGGTATTTAGATGACTACTTATACTTTCCTAACGTTGATTGGGATGCTGTACGTATAGAAGGAATATTTGAAGAAGATATTAGCATGTACACTTGTGAAGCTGATAGCTGTTTACAAAAGACTGATCTATTGTTTAATGTACCTGATTACTTATTTGGTGAGTTAGAAGCTGCGGTATTAAAAGATATTATTGCTATGTACCAGATACCTTCTGATGCATCTCCTGATAAACAAAACATTGCTCGTTAATGAAAACAGAACCTAAATATAGAACCTTTGACGAGCTGCTTAATGAAGTTGCTACAGACTTTGTTATGTATAATAATGAAGGTCTGATTGAACCTGCTCAGCTTATCAAAGTGGCTCAGCGTGTAAACTACGATCTTGGTTTAAGAATTCATGGTACAAAAGAAAAGATCCTAGACGTAGAAAAGAAAAAGACTAGACTTCCTGATGACTTCTATGTTCTTAACTATGCTTACTTATGTGGTGAAAATACTTATAGTGATCCTGTTATGCATGGCCGCCACACTGAAAACGTTATCCTTGACCCAACCCATTGTAAAACTGCAGATGGTAAAAACGTTTGTAAGAAATGTGGTGAGGTTGACAAAACCTGTATTTGTGAGAGAACATACACTGTAGAATGTAAAACCGGTGAGAAGGTTTATGTACAAGTTGTAGAGAAGCGTAAGTATGAAACAAGAACATACACTACTTTTCAAAAGCTTAAGATATCTACTTCTACAGGAAGACATGATGCTTTAGATAACTCAGGTAATGGTGCTTATATAAAGAACGGTTTTGTTTACACAAACTTTGACACTGGTAAGATCTTTATATCATACCAAGGTGCGTTAGAAGATGAAGATGGAAACTTATTAGTTCTTGATCATCCTATGATTAATGAGTACTATGAGTATGCTATCAAACAAAGACTCTTAGAAAACTTATATTTAAATGGTGAGGACGTAACTCAAAAGATGCAGCTTATAGAGCAACGTCTTAGAGGAGCTAGAAATAATGCTTTAAGTATTGTTAACACACCAGATTTTGCAGAAATGAAGACTTTATGGGAATCAAATCGTAAGGCTATGTATAGTAAGTATTACGATATGTTTAAATCAACTGAAGGATTCTAATGTATGAAGCTAAACACAACCATAAAATTACCTACTTATAGTTGCAAGATCATTATAAGTATAGTTGATAGTGTTTCTGTTGAAGCAGAGAGGATATATAAAAGATGTAAGATAAAGGAAGACTTTGGCGGTGAAGCAGAAGGTGCTTTAATTATGCCGGATATGGATGTTTACTATTTACTATTAGGTAACAAATATCTAACCCACAACACTATAGCTCATGAAATCTTTCATGCAGTAGTTAGAGTGACAGAAGATAGAGGAATAGTAGATGAAGAAGCTCAAGCTTGGTTGGCAGGACACCTAACCGCTGTGACGTATAAATTTTTAGAAAAGAAGAAGCTGGAAATAAAACATGGCTGATCAATCACAAACACCCGGATCTACTACTAATACCTTTACTAAAGGGATGGTAAAAGATTTTAATGACACCTTCATTGGAGAGGGGTTGTGGACTCATGCTCGTAATGCAGTTAATAACTCACATGATGGACAAGTAGGTGTAGTTGGTAATGAACCAGCTAACTTGTTTTGTATACAACTTCCTTATACTCTTATTGGTTCTATTCATCTTTCAGATGACCAATGGGCTATTTTTACTACAGATGATGTTAACTCTGAGATTGGTATTTTTGATGAGTCAGCTTGTTCTTATACTAAAGTAATAAACGATCCGTGTTTAAACTTTAATCGTTCAAACTTAATTACAGGTGCATACCGTAAACGTTATGACTGTGAAAGATTAATCTATTGGGATGACGCTCGTAACCCATCTAGATTTATGGATATAGATAATCCTCCGTTAAAAACTCAACAAGTTGTTAATGACGGTTGTATTACTGAAGTTCCTTTAACTCCTATACAATTAGACTGTGAAGCTATTAGATTAGCAGCATTAGTTACCACACCATGTATAAACCTTGCTAAAGGTAAAATCGGTGGTATGCTTCCTAATGGATCATACCAAGCTGTAATAGCTTATACCGTAGCAGGAGTTAAAGTTACAGACTACTTAGGTATATCTGAAGTGCAGTCTTTATTCTCACATGAGAATACAAGCATGTCTTTAGAAATAACTATTACAAGTATTGATAAGAACTATGATGAGTTTGAACTTGCAATCTTATCTAACATTAACAATCAGAGTACAGCTAAAAAAATTGGTGTATACTCTACAGCCCAAGGTACTATCTATTTAGATAAGTGGAGTACAGAATATGAAACTATTCCTGTAAGTCAAATCGTAGTAAGAAAAGAATCTGTTGATAAAACAGATGCTATGTACACTGTAAGTGACTATCTTATCAGAATTGGTACAACCAGTAAGTTTAAGTTTAACTATCAGCCTCAAGCTAATGCTATTAAAACTAATTGGGTAGCTGTACAATATCCTGCGGATTACTACTACAAAGGTGGTAATAACACAGGGTATATGAGAGATGAGCAATATGCTTTCTTTATTAGATGGATATATAATACAGGAGATAAGTCTGAATCATACCATATTCCAGGAAGAGTACCTACTGCTGCAGATAGGGCTCCTGTTGTTGGCGGTGATGCTTATGAAACTGTAGGACCATCTTCTGTAAGTCGTGAACGTTGGCAAGTAGAAAATACAGCTACTATTGATAATACTGTAAGTTCAGTTTTAGCAGATGGTGGTAAAGTGATTGCTACAGGTCAAATGGGGTATTGGGAAAGTGAAGAAAAATATCCTGATAGAGCCTTTAACATATGGGGTAACCTATGTGGTAAAAAGATTAGACATCACAAGATGCCTGATAATACAATTGTTGGTGGTAATGTGATTAACCACTTTGCTGCTAACGGAACAGGTATAAACATCTTAGGTGTTAAGTTTGATAATATTACTCACCCTTTAGATAATGCAGGTAATCCTATTGTGTCTATTGTAGGTTATGAGATACTTAGAGGATCTAGAGAAGGAAACAAAAGTGTTATAGCAAAAGGTATGCTTAATAACATGAGAGAGTATGATCTTCCTGGCACTACCACTGTAAAAGGATTATATCAAAACTATCCTTATAATGATTTACGTGCGGACTTGTTTTTAACATCAAGTAAAGATGTTGCTTACAAAGGATACTCAACAGATAATAAAACAGCTCCTTTAACGGCATATAAAAATAACACTTTCTCTTTTCATTCACCAGAGACTACTTTTAGTAATCCTTTTATGAATGTTCAAGAGCTTAAAGTGTATCAGGAAATACATGGTACAGCTCAATCTAAATTTACTGAGCCATATAAACATCCAAGATTTAAGTTAGCTAATAACTTTCTAAGTGCCGTTACTGATATAATGGCAACAATAGATGCTATTAATAATTTACAAAAAGTATTTTCTGGTGATGGTGGTATAACAATTTCTGCTACAGAAAACTTTCCAATATCTTTAAACTATAAGATTCCTAAACCTCCAGAACCAGCTGATGGTGTTGTAGGTGGTATTTTATTTGCTGCAAGATTGCTTCTTTGGGGAGCTACAGCTGCAGCTGTAATTGGACTAGAAAAGAAGTTAGCTGATCTTAAAAAAGAGAAGCTTATTAGTATGTTCTTATATTTAGTGCCAAAGAAACAGTATGCTCTTCAATGTTTATCACATGCTTTTTATAATAACTACACTACAAATGTTAGAGGTAATATTAGAAAAGAAATTGTTGATTCTTCGTATATAAGAACAGGAGTTCATGGATTTAGTACAAACTATAGAGTTAATAACTTCTATAGAAATCAGTTTGTAATTTTACAAACGTCTACGGATCTTTTAAAGACTGGAACTCAATCTGGTATAACTGATAATACTAGACAGTTGTACCATGACTTAAATATTAACATAAACGATACTTTTGTTGCTAATACTGTTGCGTACTATGGAGCTATTAAGATTCCTATGGTGTCACAATACGGTCAGTTAGATTCTATAAAACAAATGCCAATATCTAGCTGTGTAGAATTTACACAAGCAGATAAAACTAAAAAGTATTCTAGTCAAGTATACTTTGGCGGTGATACTTATATTAACAGGTTTACTGAAAGAAACACCATGTTCTATTTTAACACATGGTTGATGGGTGAACCAGATGAAATAGAGTTTGACTATCGTAATCATTTTGCAATGACTTACCCTAGATATTGGTTAAACTCTAAAAGAATAGATGCTGAACTTTTAACAGATATATCTAGAGATCACCGTCATCTTAATGGTTCAGGAGCACAAGGTGGAGCATTTTATGTTAAGAACAGACACTTCTATTTGTTTAACTCAGGTGTACGTGACTTCTTTGTAGAGAGTGAGATTAACGTTGGTTACCGTGATCATGATGATCAGATTGAACGTAGGTTCTATGATCCATATGGTTATGCTGATATAGATATGATGTTTAGAAGTGATATGATTAAGAGTGGTGAGATCTATAAGTATGACTACTCATTAAGTATATCTAAGTTATTTAATAGTCACATCTCATGGGGTAACATTTTACCTAGAGATTATGATCCTACAGTAGCTGAAAAATGTTATTTATATAATCCTAATCGTGTTGTATACTCTTTACCACAGTTTACTGAGTCTAAAAAAGATAACTGGAGATTGTATCTAGCTAACAACTATAAAGAGTTTTCATCTCCTGTAACATCAATCAAGTCTATTAATAAAACTGGTGCTTTGTTTATGATGAAGCGTCAGAGTCCTTTACAGTTTATGGGTGTAGAGGAACTAAAGCTTGATGCTACAGGAGCTAAAATTACTATTGGTGATGGTGCATTATTTAGTGGACCGCAACAACTTCAAGCTGTAGTTAATTCAGAAAAGTCATTTGAGTATGGTTCAAACCAAAGCAAGTATGCTTCTATGAATACAACTTATGGTGTGTTCTGGGTATCTCAAGATCAAGGAAAAGTATTTGTATATGGTGGTGGTATTAAAGAGATTTCAAAAGATGGTATGAAGTGGTGGTTCTCTAGATACTTACCTAGTGAACTTCTCAAAGCATTCCCTGCTTATCCTTTAGGAGATAATCCTGTAAAAGGTGTAGGTGTGCAGATGATCTATGATAACACCAATGAGATTTTATATATCACTAAGAAAGACTATAAACCTTTGTTTACAGATCTTGCTTTAGATGGTGAAAGATTTTACCGTTTAATAAACGGAGCTAAAGTGTACTACGAATTAGAATCAGAAGCTTTCCAGCCGGCATCATGGACTATTTCATATGATCCTAAGTCTCAGGTTTGGTTGTCATTCCATGATTGGATTCCAACTTTCTTGATTCCTGGTAAGGCTCACTTCATGAGTGTTAATAAAGATAGCATATGGAAACACAATATTCGTTGTGACAAGTATGTTAACTTCTATGGTATAGATTATCCATTTGAAATAGAGTTTGTATCTTCTACAGGTCAGACTGTTAACTCAATGAGAAACATAGAGTATGTGTTAGAAGCATATAAGTCTCACAACAACTGTTCAGATAAGTATCATGTTCTAGATGAGAACTTTGATCAGGCTATTGTTTACAATTCTGAACAAGTGTCTGGTTTATTAGAGCTTGTTGTAAAGAGTAAAACTAACCCTTTAGATATGCTTACCTACCCTCAGGTGGGACCTCAATCAATAAAGATTAACTTCTCTAAAGAAGAGAACAAATATAGATTTAATCAGTTCTGGGATATAACTAAGAACCGTGGTGAGTTTACAGCTAACAACGTTCCAATGTTTGTTACAAAACCTAACGGTTATCAGTTTGACATTAATGCTCAATATGTTGATTATCAGAAGCCAGCGTTACAGCATAAAAAGTTTAGACATCAATCTAATAAAGTATTTTTACGTAAATTAAAGAGTAATGATGTTAAACTACTATTTAAAATATCTAACTTAAAACTTTTACAATCACCTAGGTAATGAATAAGTTACTAATTCATATGATGAATGCTGGTGACATAGATCACAAGATCCTTCCTGGTTTGCCTAAAGCACAGAAGGGTAAGCAAACTACGTCTAAAAAACGTGGGGAAACTGTTTTGGTTGATGGTAAAAGAATGAATACTTATTCTGATGAATATGAAAAAGCATATAACAAAGGGATAGGTCAGTGGGTATCTTATGATAAAGCTAGTGGACAATGGAACCCTCTTCCGGGTAACTTACCTAACTCTGCATATAACAATGCAGAATTTGTAAGTGGGGTAGTTGATCTACCAGAAGTTACTGTTAGTTCTAAACTAAATCCAAATGTAGCATCTGCTAGAAAGAAAGCTCAACAACAATTAGGTTCATATGAGGATTATGTAAAAGGTCAACAATCTACTGTTCCAAAATGGGCAGAACGTATGGGCTTCAATAATAAAGAAGCTGATAGAAAGATTTATGATCAAAACTATGGTAACTTATTAAATACAAGAACTTACCAGAATTTAGTTGATGCTATACCTCAAAAAGAAAATGAGAGTAGAGTTAACTACATCAATAGATTTAATAATCTTGCTGGTAAAAACGCTGTATCTCTTGCTAGACAAGCTAATGTTACAGAACCTTTTGATCCAAACAACTTATATAAATTAGGTCAATGGGGTTGGAAAGGTCTTAATCATATTGCTGCTCTTAATCAAGCTATGTCACCTTCAAATACTAGAGGTTTTATGCCTACTATACAAGAAGGTATAGACAGAGGTAATATGCCTATACCTGGTATGTTACCTGATGAGGCTAAAGAAATTGGTATAACTCAACCATTTGAAACAGTTGATGATCTTGCGTATCGTTATGGTTTTAGACCAGCTTTAAAAGCAGGAGACAACTTAATGAATCCAGCTGGTAGTCAATCTCGTAATTTTAATAGTAGGTATCTTGGTGCTTCAGATGAAGACAAGGTGTTTACAAGTTTAATGAATCCGTTAAACTATATAACAGGATCAGAACTACTTAGCGGTGGTAAAAATATAGCTAAAGCTACTAGATTAGGAGAAGGTTTAGAAACTGCAGGTAAGTTTTTAACTGAACGTACTCCTTTAAGAAATACTTATAAGATTAATCCTTTTGCTTTTACACCAGAAGAAACATCTGCCTATAGAATGATAGGAGATGATGCTGGTGTACAAGATTTAATTACCTCAGGTAAAGTGAGACCAAGCGTTCAAGGAAGTGATCTTGGACGTACACATTCTCAAACGTTTTATTCACAAGGAGTTCCTTATGATGGTAGAACTTATCCAAAATATGGAAAGCAGTTTAGTAGAGGTTTTGAAGGTCCAAACATGGTTGAAGTTCCTAACTACGCTGATAACTCATCATTTGGTTATGGACCAGCAGGAAAACAAGTAGGAGCTCAAGCTTTGACTTATCCTGGTTCAGAAATTGGAATTAATAATGTAAATCTTTATAAACAAGATTGGTTACAAGGATATAAAAAAGTTAACAACTTACTTAACTCATCATCTAGAAAAACTAATTTAGATGACTTAATGTATGCTAAGAAAGTATATGGACCATTAGGATATCAGATACCTGAGAACTTAGAAAGAATATCTCAATCAGATCTTTTAACAGATAGAACTATTCGTGGGTTAGTAAATAGAGATAACTCATTTTATAGAGGTGTTAACGTAGACTTAGAAGCTCTTAAACAAAGATTGATAAATAAAAGTAATTCATTTAAACAGTTTAATAAAAACCCACAAGAAGATCCGTTATCTAAATTTGATAATCTTATTGCAGAATTAAGAAGTGCTAATATAGATCCTAATGATTCTGAGGAAGTAGCAAAGTATATGGCTACACATATCCCAGGTGAGACAGGAGCTGGTAGATTTGGTGTTGACATGGATCAACTTGCTAAAAAAGGATTAGATGCTTTATATACGTCTAACTCTTTAGGTACTGCTGAAGGATATACCTATGGAAAAGGATATATAGTTAAAGCAAAAAAACCTACAGATTTTAGTTCTAGTAATAGAAGAGCGTGGATTAATAATAATGTTCCTGATATACAAACTGGAGATAATTATAAATTAAGAACATTTTCTTCTAAACCTATAAGTTGGAAAACTGAATATGAAAAACTTGATCAAGACGTAATAAATAACTACAGAGAAAAGTTAGGTTATGAAAGATTAGTAAAAGAGTTTCCAGAAATTTTATCTGATGAAAGACATACTTGGGAAAGTATTGTTCCTGAAATGCAGCAGATTAATGATAGAAGAAACCAGTTAAGACAAATTGCTGATGAAGAACAAGAAATAGCTCGTGCACGTTATGAAGATGATGCATTTACTACTAAGGATAGACTAAATAGATTTGAAGGCAGATTTGATTTAAATAATACCCCAAGGTATCAAAGAATTATAAAAAGGTTAACAAGTCCTTCTTTTATAAAAGATGTTTTTATGGACGCTTATTATGATAAGAAGCTAGGAGATATTAATAAGATAAACTCAAAAGCTTGGAAAGAAGCGTCAGTTATTCCATGGCTTGAAAGATACCCTGATTTAGCAAACGCCATTCCAGAAGTTAACCCTTATGCTCATTATATACATATTGGTAAACCTGGTCAAAAAGTATTAGAACCCATGTCAGTACAAAAGATATCCCCTGAAACTTGGATAAATAAAAGTAGAGGTCACCAAGGACAATATTCAAGACAAGCTACTAGAAGAGAGTTTGGTGGTGAATATGATGCTCCTCAATATATGATGGGTGGTCAACCATGTTATGAATGTGGAGGCAGTGTTAAAAGATATGATGTAGGTGGATTTTATGATTGTCCTGATCAAGAAAAAGATCCTGTAACAGGTAAATGTGCGGCTGATGTAGCTAGAGGTAGACAAGCAAATGCTGCTAATAAAGCTGCTACTAAAGATATGAACTCATGGGCTAAGCAAGTAGCTGCTATGGATAAAGAACTTGCTAAACAATATGCTGCACAAGACGCAGGTCAGATAACTTTTGATTATGATTGGATGCAGAATCGTTTAGATAAAGCTGATAAGAAAGCAGCTGTTGCAGGATATAAACAATTCTTTCAACAGAACCCTAATGTGTTTGTAGCAGATGATACATCTGGATATAGTCCTGAGCAAAAGTATATTATTGCTAGTAAGTTAAAACAGAGAATGAGTACTCCTATGGGGTCTAAACTTGCTCAACAACAGTTTGGTGTAGATCCTAGATTTTATGATTTACAACGCATGCAGTCTGAGATGGCTCCTAAGATGGGTGGATGGAATGGTATGAGAAACTGGTTGTTTAATGTATATAAACAAGACGGTGGTCCTATTGTAGATCCTCGCGGTCAGTGGGCTCACCCTGGTCAAGTAACTCGTATACCTAGTTCTAATATAACTATGCAAGGTGTTCCTTATCCTGTATATGGTGTAGGATCTAATGGTCAAAAGCAGATGATGTATCCAGGACAAGAGTATAACTTTGGCGGTGCATCTTATGTAGACGAGTATCCTATGATGCAGTTTGGTGGAGGAACATTACTTGGCCCTTCTCCAATGATAATGTCACTAGCTTCTAAAGTTGCTAACTTTTTTTCTAAACCAAAGAGTTCAGGAATAACGGATGCTATGCGTAAATCAGCTAAAGATCTTTTTTATACGTCATATAATCAAATGAATAGTGCTTTCTATGATAAAAATGAAAAGTTTTATGATAAGCTAAGAGCTAATGATACAAAAAAATACGACAATTCATCTAATTCTATAAACTTATCTTCTGGTCGTTTTAGAGGAGCTAAGGTAGCACCAGCAATGATTAATGATATAGTTAACGCAGCTAAAGCTAATAATGTAGATCCATGGGTTATGTTATCTCTTGTAGGTAGAGAATCTACTTTTGGTTCTGACAAGGAGTATGTTAACCACAGAGAAGCTGGTAATAAGCAAGACTTAATTTCAGGTTGGAATGTAGCAGAAGATTATCAACCCTATGAAGTAAATAGATACTTAGCTGATAAAAAAGTACCAGGTATTAAAGTACTTAAAGATAACAGTGGTTGGAATTATGAAGTAGAAGATGGACAAGCTATAGAAAATTATTTAAAAAGTAATCCTAATATTATAGATGGGTATTATAAAAAACTAGAATCTACACCTGATCTTGGTAACTTAGATAGTTTTTCTCTTGCTGCTCAAAGAATTAAGAAGAAAGGTATTCAGAATTACAACCCTGGTGATCCTAGGTATTCTTCTATGGTAAATCAAGATATGGGTCTTTTAAAACAAGATGCTGCGTTAAAAGCATATATGAAGACTCTAGGCTATAAAGAAGGTGGGGAATTTGGGGAAGGACTTCTTAGTAAGACTGTTAGTTGTTCTAATTGTGGTTGGTCTTGGGAAGCTGTAGATGGTGGATCTGATCCATTAACTTGTCATAAGTGTGGTGGTATTGCTAAAATGAAAAACGGTGGATACATTGTAACTAGAAGTAATGATCGTAAAGGTAAAACACATAAAGTGACAGGACCTGATGGAACTGTTAAATATTTTGGTGATTCTAAACTAGGTCAACATCCTAAAGATCCAGAACGTAAAGCAGCATTCTATGCTCGTCATAAAAAGAATTTAGATGGTAATCCATACTTTAGAGCATTTGCTAAAAAGACTTGGGAAGATGGTGGTACTATAAAAATGCAAAGAGGTGGTATGAGTAGTGCAGACAGCGTAAGACATCAAGCTGGTAAGATATTAAAATATGAACAGTTAAGAGGTGGCCCTGGTGGTACTCCTCTACCATACTATAGTGATCCTAGCTATATGAACATGTTAATGAATGATATTTACCCACAGGTAAAGAAATTATTTCCTAACGCTAGTGCTATGGAAGCTGGTGAAGCTATGGATTTTATATTCAACGCTGGTTGGGATAAAGCTAGTAAAAAAATAACAAAAGATCCTAGAGCTTATGCTTTACAGGAATACTATAGACAATATGATCCTTCAAAGTTAGATGCACAAGGAAACTGGTCAGGTAGAAAAAACCCTGCTTATTCTTTTGATCAAGAGTATAATTCTACAATAGGAAAGCTTTCTGAAAATCAAAGAAGAGTGTTAATGAACAAAGGAAGAGATTGGTATTATAGAAACATAAACAATCCAGCTCCAGGAGTTCCTAACAGTAACTATGATGATACTTGGTATGGACGTATATGGAATACTAATGACTTTTTACCTTTTAATCCAAACAACCCAAATTTTAAACCTAAGAAAGAAGATGGTGGAGAACTTAGTTTATGGGATATGATTAAGATGGCTCAAGGTGGGGAGATGATTCGTAGAGCAGATGGCTCATATTCTAAACGTGGATTATGGGATAACATTAGAGCTAACAAAGGGTCAGGCAAAAAGCCTACTAAACAGATGCTAGAACAAGAACGTAAAATAAAATCTAAAAATAAATAAGTATGTTTACCTACGACTTTATCCCTAACTTTGCTACAGGGAAAAACAGAATAGTAAGATTTAGATCTTCTAAAAGAAATAAACAAAACGGTGGTCAACTAAACCAAGCTCAGTTTGGTATGCAAAAAGGTGATACCTATGATCCATATGCTGCTAAAGCTGCTGAAGCTTCACAGAACGTCAATATGATGAATCAGTACCAAGCTAACATGCAGCAAAATAAATCTAACATGGCTAATGGTTTAGAAAGTGCTTTAAGGCAAAACTTTATTATGGACAACCAAAATAAACTTAAATCTTTCTTTGATAATAATCTTAGGTCTTTTCTTAATAAAAAGCAGCTTGAAGACTTAAGCAGATTTACTCCTAAGTATACTATGGATAGTGCTACAGGAGCTGTAACTATTCAAGAACCTACTTTTAAAACAGACCCTGCTGAGTATGGTCAAGGGGGTGGATATATGAATGATCAATATATGTATTATGCTCAAGGTGGTATGGAAGTACCACGTCAAGAAGATTTTCCTGATTATAACAGCTTTGCTGCTGCTATGCAAGAATGGGAACAAATGGGTCAGTATAATAACTATATGAATTCTCCAGCTATGATGGCTGATAGTATTCCTATAGCACAACCTGTTGTAGGGGTTCCTCCTGCAGCAGTACCTGCTCAAGCTGCACAGGTTGCTCTCAATCCGTATCAAGGATCAAGTGTATATGACTTTTTATCTGCACAAAATAAAGCTGCAGATTATACTAGTAGAAAAGCATTAGCTAGTCAATTAGGTATTAAGAACTATCGTGGAACAGCTGCTCAGAATCTTCAGATGATAAGTATGTTGCAACAATCTCCTGATCTTCTTCAATCCTATACACCATCTACAGCGGGTAAAAGTTCTAAAACTGTAACAGTTATTGATCAACAAGGTAACCCTGTACAAGTTCCTGCAGATAGTACATCTACCCCTAAAGATACAACAACTAGTAGAAAAACTCCTATTCTTCCTAAGAAGCAATCTAATGAAACTGAAAATGGTTATGTAGCTAAAGTTCTTGGTATTGTTGGTGCTACTGCAGCTGCAGGTGGATTAACTTATCTTGAATCTCAAGCTATGTTAAAATATATTAATTCTGGTGCATTTAAGTTAAGTGATGCAGCTAAAGCTAAAATAACACAAGCTGTTGAAAACTTGACAGCTCAAACTGCAACTAATGCTACTAAAGGTATTAAGGATGTTGCTGATTGGTTTAAAGGATTACCATTAAGACAAAGAAATATTCTTAAGACTTTAGATGCTGCTGAAATTCCTGGGGTTGTTCACACTTTAAAATCTGGTACAGCTGCTAATGATTTATCAGCTTGGAAGATGTTACAAGAAGCTAATGCAGAATCTAGTATTCTAAATAGAGCTGAAGCTGCAAATGCAATTGATGAAGCTGCAGCAGAAAGTAAAGCTCTACGTAGTTTTAATGCAAAGAAGAGTGCGGCTGCTCGTCAGAGTAAATTAGTACAGAATATATCTGATAGAACAAGTGCTGCATTAGCTGCAGTAGAGGGAGAAGAAGCTTATATGAATGCACTTGAAAAAGCTAAAGGAGAAGCTAAAGCTTTGCGTAGTTTTAATGCACAAAAAGCTGCAGCTATTCGTTGGGGTAAACCTGTACCTAAGTTTCCTACATTACCAGGAGCTGCTGCAAAAAGTGAGAATGCTTTTATGGGAGCTTTAAGAGAAGCTAGTGCTGCTGCAACAGAAACTCCTTGGCTTAGAAATACATTGAAGTTTATGAAACGTATGCCTAAGTTTCAAGAAGGTGGTGAGCCAGATTCACTAGGAGAAAACATCTTAGAGTGGGTTGATCCTACAGGTATTAGCTCATGGGATGATGTTCGTAGAAGTTATAACGATCCTAATGCTGCTTGGTGGGAGACCGGTTTAGAAATGGCAGGTGCTATACCAGTATTTGGTAAACTTGGTAAAGCCGGTAAAGCAGTAAAAGCTGCTGCTACAGCTGGCAAAGCTACCAAAGCTAGCAAAGTTGCTAATGTTGCTAAAAAAGTTTGGACAGGTACAGGTAAAACTTTAGATTGGGTTGGTGGAGCCGCACCTCAAAGATTTATTGATCAAAGTATTAATCCTTTGACAAGAGGTATGGGTGTACTCACTGCTAGAGGTTTACAAAATGCTCCATCATGGGTTGGCAAAACTGCTAGTTTTATACAACCTTTACAACAAGGTCAAAGATTTTGGAAAGGTGTTGGTGATGTAACAGGTTCAGGTCTTGGTATGATGAGAGTTCCAGAACCAGTTAACGAACAGGTTAACATTATGATGCCAGACGGATCAATTGTACCTATGTCTTCTACTGATCCTGAATTAAGTAATTTAGTTAATCAGAATATGATTGATACTGCTCAGGGTACTGGGTATGACGCAAATACAAATTCATGGAAAGCTAGAAAAGGTATTAAGTATAAAGGTAAAAAATATAAAAACGGTGGGTACTATAACCCAATGACTATGATGGCAGAAGGTGGTGAACCTAATGGCGGTATGGCATTAGGACAAATATCTTCTGTAGCTGATAAAATGAATAAGCTACGTCAGTTTGTTTCACCAGAACAAAACTTAGATCCGTGGATTGCTTCTAAGCTAGCAGTTATGGATCATTCAGCTAATGCTATTTCTGACTATATGATGTATAATCCTGAATCTCAAGGTGAAGAGATGGAAATGGAAGAACAAGAAATGAGAAGAGGTGGTTCTACATTTAGTGGAAATGCTTGGTATAGAAACGGTGGAACAAACAATCCAGGATTTAGAGCTCTACCAGATTTTGTACAAAATCAAATACTTTCTAACATGGCTTATGGAGGAATCCAAATAGATCCAGCTAAGAGAGGAACATTCAAAGCTCAAGCTACTCGCATGGGTATGGGAGTACAAGAAGCTGCATCTGCAATACTTAATGCACCAGAAGGAAAGTATAGTCCTGCTATGAGAAAAAAGGCTAACTTTGCTAAAAACTTTGCTAAGCAACAAGGTGGTCAAGTTTTAGATGTTACTCCAGAAGAATTAGAAATGCTTCGTCAACAAGGTTATCAGTTTGAAATAATGTAATCATATGAAAATACGTATCACCGGTAAGGGACTACCTAAAGCTCAATATCAAAATAGTCAGATTACACCTAAGAATGCACCAACACCTATGGGAAGCAATCCGTTTGCCACAGGTTATGATACAAGTAAAGTGTTTCCTGGAACTGCTTATAACAATAGTCTTTTCTCTTGGACTAATGTTCCAAATTTGACTACTGGTAATAACCCATCATTTCCTGTACCTAACGTTACTACTGTTAACAATAATGGTACACAGACTAATAATGGTGGAGTTGGGAATCCTACAATACAGTACCAAACATTTAATCAGGGTACTCCTACTACAGGAAACCCTCCTATTGTAAATCCTAACCCTAGTAAAGGACCGCTTTGGCAAAGAGCTATAAGTGGTACTATTAACTTAGGAATGAAAGGTGTAAACAAGTTAGTTAATAATAAACTTGCAACTGGTCTTGGTAAAATAGGAAGTACTGTTCAACAAGTTGCTAATGTGGCTGATCCTATTCTTAATTATTTAGATAGTCAAAAGAGAGATAAAGAAACGTTAGCTAATCTTCGTGAGATGAACGCAGTTGAAAATCTCTACTTTGATCCTACTAAGTATCGTGGAGATTGGGATCAAGAAGGAATATTTAGACCTAATGAGCTAGGGTTTGATAGTAAAGGTGAATATACTAATGCAACATACGGACCTACCATGTTTGCAGAAGATGGTGGTACTATGTCAAATAATACAGATATGCAAAGAATTAAAATAAGGATTACTGGTGGGCCTAAACAAAATATGGCTTACGGTGGTCAATCTAACTACGGTCTTGATCTTGGTCAACGTAATGTATATGATACTATGGCTGATTTAAGATCAGACAGTATTTCAAATACTATGTCAGCAGTTCCACGTGAGGAAGCTAATATAGAAGCCGAAAAAGGTGAAACAGTATATGGTGACTTAGATGGTGATGGAGGATTAGAGCATATGAAGATTGGCGGTAAGCGTCACTCTGAAGGTGGTACTCCTCTTAATGTACCAGAAGGAAGTTTTATTTTCTCTGATACAAAAAAGATGAAGATTAAAGATTCTGAGGTTTTAAAATCTTTTGGTCTTAATGCTAAGTCTGGTGGGTACACTCCAGCTGAGATTGCTAAGCGTTATGATATTAATAAATACAAAGCTGTATTAGAAGATCCGTATGCAGATGACATGTCTAAAGCTACTGCTCAATTGATGATTAAAAACTATCAAAAGAAACTAGCTATGCTTTCTGTAGTACAAGAATCTATGAAAGGATTCCCTCAAGGTATTCCTGATGTAGCTGCTCCTGTTATGCAAGGTAACCCTGAAGAGATGCAAGGCGGTGAGGAACAAGAAGACATGGGTCAAGAAGAGATGGCGTATGGTGGTAGAATACCTAAATATCAAGGCGGTGGTTCTAATACATTTGGATTCTTAAGTCCATACACACAACAAATAGTTAGCCAGGTTAATGCTGAGCAAGAAGCAAAACGTAGAAAAGAAGCTGCTGCAAAACCTCTACCTAATCTTGTAATGAATCCTGACGGTACTTATTATTATTCTAAGACTCCAGGTGAACCTGAAACTATATATAATACTGCTACAGGTCAAAGAGCTCCTATAACAGATCCTGAGTATTCTAAATACATGGAACTTATAAAGAAATATAATAGTAGAAACAAACCTGGACAAAGTTATATTAATAACATTTCACCTGCTGATGCTGGTGAGCTTTCTCGTTTGGCTACTAAATTTGGATTTAAAAGAGCCCCTGAAGGAACTGACCCAGGTTATAGAGTTATTCAAGGATCTACTCCTGGATTTACTTTCTCTACACCTTCAACTAAACAAGGTGTAGCTGGATTCTTTGGTGGGTACACTCCTGACTTATACGAGCGTAGAATTGTTGAAGATGTTTTAAGTCCAGAAGAAATTGCTAAGATGAGTCCTTTAGAGATTCGTAAAGCTGCTTTTAAAGAATTAGGTATAGATACTACAGGATTAACTGATGCACAATTAGCAAACCCTAAAAAGCTTTATACTAATAAAACGTTTTTTGAAAAGAAGTTCTATCCTAAGTTTACAGAAAGATTTGGTTTAACAACTTATCGTCCAGAAATGAAAGACGATATGTTTATTGGAGCTGAACACTATGATGCTTTTAAAGCAAAACCTAGAGAAGCTGGTGTTCCAATAATTGGTTATTTATGTCAAGAAGGTCCTAATGGTCGTCAAGTTGTAGCATCTAGTTATATGGATGAACAAGCTAGAACTTCAGCTGGAGCTTATTTATCAAAAGCAGAAGCTGATGCTGTTTGTTCTGAAAAACCAAAAGAGAAAAAAGGATGGAGATGTCTTGGTCTTACTGAAGAAGGTAAACCTAATCTTGTATATGATGAGTTAGGTACATTTACTTCTGAATCTGAAGCTGCTGCTACATGTACAAAAGAGACTGGTACATTTGGTTACATGACTCCTGATATAAATTCATTCTGGGGTGCTGCTCAAATTCCTCCTAAGAAGTATCTTCCTTGGAGAAAGAACGTACCTTATGAACCAGGTAATGTAGTGTTTGAAGATTGGAGAGCTAAAGCTGCACAACGTTTTGCTAATCAGTATGCTGCACCATCAGAACAACTTGCTAATTATACAGCACCTCAAGGATTTGCTTCTAACGCATCATTCTTAGCTGGTCAATCTGCTGAAGGTGTTGGTCAAGATATTGGACAAGTAGATGCTCGTAACGTAGCTACAGCTAATATGTTTGGTAGTCAAGAAAGACAACGTAAAGATCAATACAATCTTCTTAACGCTATGAACGCTCAAGACTATTGGAAAGATTATGTTGTTGCTAACCAACAGTTTGATAATGCTAACAGAGCATATATTAACAATTTAGTTAAAGCTGGTAATAACGCATGGAATAACAGAATGAACTTAGGTATGTTAAACGCTGTTAATCCTGTTTACAATATTGATCCTAAAACTGGTAGATCATATTTCAAAAAAGGATATGGTACATCTAGACTTCCAGGATATGCATCTGCAGCTAGAAGTAAAGATATGCCAGCTTTAGTAGCACAATATATGCAAGATAAAGGTGCTAGTGATCTGACATTTAAACAATGGCATGACATGACACAAGGAGGCGGATCTTCTGCTCAAGCAAACCCATACGCAGCTGCTCAATCTTTATTACCTATGTATAGTGTTTTACAACAAGGTAATGCATACAATCCAGCTATGATGATGCAAGCTATTGCACAAGCACAACAAGATCAAACTGAGTAAACTTTTGAAGTTTAGTTCTAAACTTTAAAGATTTTTTTGTATATTATTAATGTAGACTATGGCAACCTTTATACCAAACGTAACTGACGCTTTTCCAGAGCCGGCCTTATATAGACCGGACTTTGGATATATGGACAAAATGCTGAGCAGACGCCAGCAGATGTATGAGCGTGGGTTTTCAGAAGTGGCCGGTAAATATGGTGATCTCACTAGAGAGTTAACCAATCCTAAAAATGTTCAGCAGCGTGATGTCTTTTTAAAAGAAGCTATGAACAATCTTAAGAACTTATCTTCTATGGATTTATCTCAGCAGCAAAATGTAGAA